TCAATCTCTAACTGAAAAATATGGCCCAGGTTCTTTAAATCCACAAACAGGTGAATACACACCAGTTAGTGCTGAAGAAACTAAAGACAACTAAAAAAATTAGTATCGTATAACACTTTTGAGATTATAAGCTGATATTTATTATTAGTTTTAATTTCAATCAATCGGAGAAAAATAATGGCAGAAAGAATAGTTAGCCCTGGTGTATTTACACGAGAAAAAGACCTATCATTCTTACCACAAGGAATTTCTGAGATTGGTGCCGCATTAATTGGGCCTACACAAAAAGGGCCAGCGTTCACACCAACAATCATCAGTAGTTTTAGTGAGTTTGAAGAGATATTTGGAACTTTAGATTCTCGTTTTTATGTCCCTTACACGGCTAAACAATACTTAAAATCTGCTGGTACAGTAACAATTGTTAGAGTTCTTGCAATTGGTGGTTATCAAGCCAACACTATTGACCTTATGGTCTCAGGTTCAACTGCTAATACGGCTGAATCTTATTCACATAATAAAATATTGTCAGTTTTAGCACCAACGAGACTTTCAATGGGTGTAGGAGAATTTACAAGTTCAATGAAAGTTGTCGAAAATGTAACAGGTTCTTTTAAATTAGCTGTAACTTCATCAACCGGTAATCTAGAAAAAACAATTTCTTTTAATACTTCTAGTGCACTTTACATTGATAAAGTTCTATCTAATGACCCACAAAACAATTCTGAACCAGTATATTTGTATAAAAACTTTAAATCATTTCACGGAGATATCATCAATAAACTAACAGGTAGTTTTGGATTTGCTTCTAGTTCAATAAATGGACTAAATTTATCAGATGGAGCAACTGCATTCAATTCAGACGGAACAGCCGCTACTTGGACAGGTAATTCTGATTATCAGTATGCAAGAACACCTTACATACAATCACAGAATATTGGTGGTTCTAGGTCTGATTTGTTTAGAGTTTACACTCGTTCACACGGAAGTAATGTAAATGAACACTTCAAAATCAACATCTTAAATGTAAAAGATGCTGGTAGTGTTGCTGGTTCTGATTACGGAACTTTTTCATTACAAGTGCGTTCAGTAAACTTTAATAACAATTCAAGTAGACCCGGAAATGATTCAGTAATGGAACAATTTGACAATTTAACATTTGACCCAAGTTCAACAAATTATTTTGCAAGAGCAATTGGTGATAGACACACATCTATTGACTCAAATGGTAAATTAACTTTTTATGGTGATTATCCAAACAAAAGTAAACACATTAGAGTAGGAGATTTTTCTAATTTAGAAACTTTCCCAACTACTGTGGTGCCTTTTGGATTCAATAAACTATATGTTCCTTTCTTATCAACACAAGTAGCCGCTACACAAATTGTAACAGCTTCATTTAAATCAAACCAAAGTTCATCAGTATCAGACTTTGACCAAAATACATTTTATGGGTTTGACTTTGGTAATCTCAATAATAGAGAATACCTATCACCAATCCCATCAACTGCCGCAGTAGGTAGTAATGTAACAATGTCATTGGAAAATATGTTAGGTTCTGACGGAGCTACATCAGTAGCATCAACTTTCGCAGACCAAACAGAATTGATAACACTTTCTAATTCAGCAATAGAACAAAGAAAGTTCTCAGTTCCTTTCCAATGGGGATTTGATGGTCAAAATCCAGCAACTCATTATGCTGTTGGAACAGACATTGCAGGTTCAAACACACAAGGATTTAACTTAAACACTTCAGCAGATAGTGGTTCTATTGTTTACAAGAGAGCTATTAACGCAGTAAGTAATCCTGACGAGTTTGATATCAATATGATGGTATTACCTGGTGTAATTCACGGAACTCACTCAACAGTAACTAATCACGCAATCAATAAAGTAGAAGATAGAGCGGATACTTTCCTTATCCTTGACGCTGCTAAGTATGGTGATTCAGTAGATACTGTAACAAGTAATATAAGTTCACTGGATTCAAACTTTACAGCAACTTATTACCCTTGGGTAAAAGTCATAGACGAAAATACTAACAGACCAACTTGGGTGCCACCTTCAGTTGTTTTACCTGGTGTCATTGCATTCAATGACGAGGTAGCTTTTGAATGGTTCGCTCCAGCAGGTCTAAATCGTGGTGGTTTAGCAGATGTTGTTGAAGCACAAACAAGACTAACTCATAGTGAAAGAGATAAGTTGTATGAAAATAGAGTTAACCCAATCGCTACTTTCCCTGGACAAGGTGTTGTAGTATTTGGACAAAAAACTCTTCAAGGAAAACCAAGTGCATTAGACAGAGTAAATGTGAGAAGATTATTGATTTCTTTAAAGAAATTTATCGCATCAACTTCTCGTTTCTTAGTATTTGAACAGAACACAACAGCAACAAGAAATCGTTTCTTAAATGTTGTTAATCCTTTCTTAGAGGATGTTCAGTCAAATAGTGGTTTAAGTGCATTTAGAGTGGTTATGGATGATACAAATAACACTCCTGACGAAATCGACAGAAATCGTTTAATAGGACAGATATTTATTCAACCTACACGAACAGCAGAGTTTATAGTATTAGACTTTGTAGTTCAACCAACAGGTGCTACATTCCCTGAATAATAGTTAAATAAAGAAAAAGCCCCACTTTTTAGTGGGGTTTTTTTTAGCACATAAAACTTCTAAAAAACTTTCAAAACATAATGAAATATATTTAATCATTTTTTCGGTTTCGTTATATTTATTACTGAATATGAAACACGGAGATTTATAATGGCTGAACTATTAGACCCATCAGAGATTATGTTTACACCTTTTGAACCTAAAACACAGAATAGGTTCATTATGTATATTGAAGGTATACCAGCCTTCACAATCAAAGCAATGAATAGACCTTCTATTCAGTTTGATGAAGTGGTATTAGAACATATTAATGTTAAAAGATATGTTAAAGGTAAAGGTGCATGGCAACCATTAGAAATCACCTTATATGACCCAGTAGTTCCATCAGCCGCTCAAGGAGTAATGGAGTGGATTAGAGAACATCACGAATCAGTAACAGGTCGTCAAGGTTATTCTGACTTCTACAAAAAAGATATTACTTTTAATTTATTAGGACCAGTCGGAGACATTGTTGAAGAGTGGACTTTAAAAGGAACTTACATTGAAGCTGCTAATTTTGGAGCTATGGATTATGCAACATCAGACCCAGTTGAGATTGCATTAACTCTAAAATATGATTATGCAATCTTACAATTCTAAGGATAGAATATGAGTTATCAAACACCTAAATTTAGTAAAATTACAAAAGTAACAGCTAAAGATTTTTATGCAACAGGTTCTGAAAAAGGAGCGAGTGGATTTTTCGTTTCTGGTTCCAACATTGTTCCATCAGGTTCTGATTCAGTATTGACAACAGCTCACGGAGAGTCAGTAGCCGCTACAGAATTTAAACCAGACACAGTGTTTGAAATAGGTCTACAAAGGGTAAGTGGTAGTAGTACCGTTTATTTGTTATACCCAGACCCATCAAATATAAAAAATAATTAGGAGATAAAAAATGGGATTTAGTGAAATATTTAAAGATAAAAATGAATACAATGAAAAATCAATTATTGGTTTTATGTCTTTCGCAGTAATGACAATAACAAGTATAGTTGATATGGTTACTGGTGCGTTTGGAAACGAATTAGTAATACAAGAATTCATTTACAATTCATTCGTCGTAATCACATTAGGTTGTTTCGGTATCGCAGGTGCTGAAAAAATCTTTGGTGGTAAAAAATAATATAGTTATTTAAAAGGTTTTAAACAAAGGAGTAAAAATGACACAGAATAAATTTCCCACGGAAATCATTGATTTACCGTCGAAGGGATATTTCTATCCAGAAGACAATCCATTAACATCTGGTAAAATAGAAATGAGATATATGACTGCACGAGATGAAGATATTCTTACATCTTCAAACTTAATTCAACAAGGAAAAGCGTTAGACAAACTATTAGAATCATTAATCGTTGATAAAACAATTGACTACAATGATATACTAGTCGGTGATAAAAATGCAATATTAGTTGGAGCAAGAGTATTGGCTTATGGTAAAAACTATGACTTTAGTTTTATTGATGAGTATGGAGAACAAGTCAAAGGAATAGCAGACTTAACAAAATTAGTTCCACAGAATTATGATTTTTCAAACTATGAAAAAGGAATTAATTCGTTTTCGTATACACTACCGAAAACAGAAAGAATAATAACTTTTTCTATTCCAACACACCAAGACGAAATATCAATGGACATAGAAGTTGAAGCTATTAAAAAAGTATTCAAAAATGATAAGGAAGCTATTAGTCGTGAAAATTCAACAAGATTAAAATACTTAATCAAATCAGTTGATGGAAAAACTGATAGAAAATCTATTAATGAATTTGTAGATAACGAATTCCTTTCAGTTGATTCACTAGCTTTTAGAAATTATGTTGCCGAAACAAGTCCAAATTTGGATTTCAGAATTGAAGTTGAAAATAGTAGAGGTGAAAAGGAGAAAGTGGTAGTTCCTATGACTGCCCAGTTTTTTTGGCCTGACTCCCGATTATAAAAAAGACTTACACGAACAAATATTTCAAATCATTTTTTATGCAAAAGGTGGTTTTACTTTTGACGAAGTATATGATTTACCCGTTTATCTTCGTAGATTCTACTACAAACGCTTAGTTCAACAATATGAACAAGAAAAACAACAACAAGAACAACAGATTAAAAAATCAAATAATAGATTTAAATAATAAAAATCTAAGATGTTGATATTTATTACTGAAACAAAACATTATGGCTAAGTATAAAAAAGTATCAGAACAAACTAGAAAAAGTTTTATGGAAAAGCTTTTCTATTATCTTGGCAAAGGATTAACACCAACAATTGTTAAAACTATGTCAAAGAAAGACCCCAAATTTGCAGACAAATGGAGTCAATTACAAAAAAATAGAAAAGAACTTGACAGATTACTTAGATAATAGTTTTTATAAATCACAATCAAACAATAAATCAGGAAAATAAGTGGCTAAAAAACCAGACATGCGAAAAAGAACAGATAGAGTAGCGGATTCAGTTGCTACTATTGAATCCGGTCTTAAAAGTCTTGATAAGGTAATAGCAGGTTTACCAAAAAAAGTTCAAAAAGCCTATCAACCTTTAATAAGTGCTCAACTTGAAGTTAATAAATTGATAAAAGAAGAAGAAGAAAGTAGAGATGGAATTTATACTAGTTTATTAGAAGGTATAGGTTTAAGAACTACAGCTAAAGATTTAGAAAAAGCTCAAGCTAAAGTTCAAAAAGCTATTAAAGAAGGTAAAGAAGGTGATTTAGAAGACGCTCAAAAAGCTTTAAAATTATTAGGACAAAATAAAAAACTACAAGAAGAATTGACAGAAGACTTTGAAGGAATGTTTCCTGGTTTAGTAGCCGGAGTAAAAGGTTTACAAAAAGGATTTAAAATGTTAAATATGATAGTTATGAAAAATCCAATATTCTTAATACCAATGCTTCTTATCGGAGCTTTAGCCGTATTAGTTAGTTTGGTGAAAGAAGCAAACTCATTAAGTCAAGAATTTGGTGGTGGTGTAAAAGCGAATATCAAGATATCCTATGAATTAAAAAAACAAACTTTATTAGCTAAAAAATTCGCACTATCAGCAGAACAAGTTAGAGGTTCATTTGATGCAATAGCCAATGCCTTTGGTGATGTGAGTGTAGGGAGTGCTAGATTTGCTGTAGATTTGGCAAGAGTATCGAGAAATACTGGTGTTTCTGCAGAAAATGTAGCAAACTTAGTATCATTATTTAATCCATTAACAAACAATTCAAGAGAACTATCATTGAATATGGTAGAAGTAGTTTCTAGTTTAGCACAAGCACAAGGTGTAGCGTCCGGTGTATTGATTGATGAATTAGCTTCTAATGCTGATTTATTCGCATCATTTATTGGAAAAGGAGAGAAGAACTTAATTAAAGCCGCTGCCGCTGCGAGAAAGGTTGGTGTTGAGTTTGGTTCTATTGTAGAATTAGGAGACGGATTATTAGACATTACGGAACGAATCAATAAAGAACAAACTTTATCCACAATACTTGGAAAACAAATAAGTTTAGAAAGATTTACCGCTTTGAACGCCGCAGGTGAACAAGTTGCAGCTCAAGAAGAATTAGCAAGAATTTTAAAACAAACACAAGGTTTAAGTGCTCAAGAGAGAAGAATGTTCGCACAAGAATTGGGTGGTATTAGTGGAGCCGATATACAAAGATTAAGTGGATTAAGGAGTGGTGGAATGCCAATGGCAGGTGCTGGTGGTGGTGGTGAAGATATAAATACAATAAATAAAAAAGGTTTTGACCAAGCAAATAAATTATTAGGACAAATTAAAACAGGATTAGAGAACCAATAGGATAAAAAATGGCATTAGTAGACTTAAAATCAAAATTAAATCAGTTTCGTGGTAAAAACGCACCTAATAATCCTTATCAAAAAAGTGGTAAAAGAGATACAGATTTAGAAAGTAATGTTGATATCAACACAAGTCCAGATAAAGAAAAATTATCCGATACCGTAAACGGAGAAGGTAGACAAATTTTAGGACAATCTATTTCTACTGGAGCAAGCACATTTTTAAAAGGAATAAAACAATTTGGTATTGGTGGAGAAATTGGTGCTTTTGCATCATCTATTGAAAACAATTATGAAAACTCTATCAAAAGAGATGCTATTTTTTATGGTGGAAATACAGTAGTCGGTCAGTTAAATAAAGCAAACCAAACTTTCCAATCAGTAAAAAAATCAGTAAAAGGTTTCAAAGATAATCCTTTAAAATCAATTAGAAATTTAGCCAACATAGACCAAGAACAAAAATTAATCGAGTATCGTTCTAAAGCCTATGGTAAGTTTAAAAATTATGGTAGTCAAGCTTCCAGAGTTATCAGAACAGATAGAGATGTTGCTAAATCTTTTGAAGGGCCAATAAAAGGTGGGGTAAAATCTTCAAATGTAAATAAAACAAATATTATTAAATATGGAACTAACGAAAATGCTTTTAAAGATAGTGAAGGTTTAATTCCATTTAGATTTAAAGATGTTTTAAACGACAAATTTATTGTATTTGATGCAATATTATCCGGTATTACCGACACAATAACTCCTGAATATTCATCAGAAAGATACATTGGAAGACCAGAAAGTGTTTATGTTTATCAAGGAGTTCAAAGAAGTGTCTCATTTACTTTTGATGTGTATCCAATGACACGACAAGAAATGCCAGTTATATGGGAAAAATTAAATTACTTAGTTGGTTTGTGTTATCCTAATTGGGTAGATTCACCTTACGCAGGAAATCAAGTAGAGGCTATAAGTCCAATCACAATGGTAAGTCCAATTTGTGAATTAACTATCGGTGATATGTATAGTAATACACCTGGATATTTATCAAATATAACACTCACAGTTCAAGACGGAACAACTTGGGAATATGAAGAAAATATGAAATTACCACACTATGTTCAAGTTGCGGTTGAATTTATTTACATTGGAAAATACTTACCAAACGCAAAAGGAAAACATTTTGAATTAAATTGGGTAGATGACGGAAATGACCCAACTGGTATTTTAGCTAAAAAGGAAGCTGAAGAAGAAGAAAAAAGAAAGGCAGAAGCTAAAAAAAGATGGGAGTTAGATGCTAAGAAAAATATAAAACCATACAAAGATGGAGATGTTAGAAACATACAAAATAAAGAAACAGATATTTCTAATTTTAATGTGAGTGTTGGACTTAATGCGACAGGACAATAACAATGAGTAGATACAACAACACAAGAGTAAGATTTAAAAAAGAATATGGAAGAACATATTCCTATACTATGTATCCAAAAATTCCCATAAAGAATTCTGATATATTTATTACGCCTAAATATGGTATTAGATTAGAAAATTTAGCAAACGAATATTACAAAGATACTTCTTTGTGGTGGATTATTGCACAAGCAAACGGAATAAAAGGTTTTACAGCATTATACCCAAATAATTTTAAAGGACAACTTCGTATTCCAACTCAAATTCAAGATATTCTTACAGAATACAATTCTATGAACGGAGTATAAAATGCCTAGCTATTCCAAAATAAAAAAAGTTATACAAAATAAGTTAAATTCTAAAAGAAAAGTATTAAGTAGACAAGGTTCTTCTGATATATTCTCACCTTCTGATAAGGATAGTAGAAAACAATATCAACAAAATGTGATAAAAACACCTTATATTTTAATGGTGTCTACTGATAAACTACAAGATAAAGAAAGTAATAAAATCGGTAATGATGATTTTTTTATGTTGTCAAATCAAGAATATTCAAAAAATAATTTAAATATAAAGGTAGGAACAGATTTATACAATGCAAGAAATCTTAATTCAGAAGATAAAGTTCAATACAGACCAGCACCCGGTATTAAAGATTTAACATCAGAATTTGTTTCAACCAACAATACACAATTTAATCGTCAAGTTACGGTAAACTTTACTTGTTATTCTTTAGCAGATTTGGAAGAATTAAATGAAAGATTTATGTCATTGGAACGAAAAGTTTATGTTCAATGGGGTTGGGCTACAGATGAAAAAATAACACCACTTATAAAAACTGATGGTAAAATAGATTATAGTGGTTCAGACCTAGAAAATAAAAAAAGCGAAATCGCTAGATTACAAGAAGAAGTTATAACAAGAGGTCAAGGTGATTTTGATGCAGTTATTGGTTTTGTAAAACAAATTAGTTTTTCATTACGAGAGGACGGAGGTTTTGATTGCACAACTGAATTGTTAGCACAAGGAATAAATATTATGGATACACCACTTCAACAAGGTGAAGAAGGAAATCCAGAAGTTATTAGTAAAGGATTACAATACGGAAATTATTCAGCACAATTTGGAAGTTTTTTACAAGAAGTAAATAATTTACAAAATGATGCTGTTGAAAAAGTTGGTGTTGAAACCGAAAGAAATATCTATGAGGGTAAACTAACAGCAGAAAGTGTAGAAACAACAGAAGATGAAAACAAAAGCATTACTGATATTACATTTAGAAATGTCAATAGAGAAGGAAAAAGTTTTATTTACAATGAAAATTTTATCTTAGCCAAAACATACAAACAGTTTGCAGAAAAAATTTCACCAAGTTTAGATTATGCTGACAAGCGTTTTTCTCTCAATAGTGACAAAGAAATACAACTTTCTAAATGGACGAGGAATGCATCATTCAACGAGGATAGATATTCAAAACCAGTAGAAATATCACTAGACCCAAATGAGTGTTGGGTTCGTTGGGGTTGGTTTGAAGATAATTTATTAAATAAATATTTTGCACTATACGACCATACAAATGAACCAGTTTCTTATTATAGAAGTATTGAAGTAGTAGATGGTCTTGTTGATAATGAAAAATTTGATATCACATATGACGAAAAATATTCTGATGGACCAGTGAAATACAATAGAGACGGGATAAAAATTAGTGGTGGATATAAAACAAGAAAAAAAACTGATACAATTAGTTTGAGAATGCTCGCACTGGATGAGAACCCAAACGCTATACAAAATTTTGAATCAAGAAAAGTTAAAAATCAAAAAGATTTTATCACAACAGATATTAAAGAATTTTTATTTCCAGGAAAATTTTCGATAGAAAAAACGGTTCGTTCAAATGCATTACAAACACTCGAAAAAAAATATGATGAAATGAAAAAAAAAGATACCGAATTAAGAAACGACCCTAAATTTAATGAAAAAATTCAAAACGAAGATACACCAGAATATAAACTTTATAATGAAATAAATGATTTTGTAGAACAATACCGAGTTTTAGAAAGAGATGCTATACAACAAGATGAAAACCTAAAACAATTTCAAGATATTAAAAAAATAAAAGATACCATATACGACTCTGGATTTTCAATAGAAAATTTAGACGAAGTAACAGAAAAAGGTTTTGATAAATATTTGTTTTTATATGAATTATCAGAAATATTAAAAGATAGAACCATTATAAATAATTTTGGTGTTGATAGTGAAAATGAAGAAGGTTATTTAAGAAACATTTTTATAAACATAGGACATTTACAATCAATCTTTGGTGAAGTTAATGCAACAACACTCGGTGAAACAATGAATACTTTATTTTCTTCGCTAGCAGGAAACACCGTAAATGAAATAGATTTAATCACTAGATACAATACCGAAAATGGTGATGGTAGATATGGAGCTGAACCTAGAAAACCAGGAGAAGACCCAATTTATCGACCTAGTTATAATAAAGATTTAGCAAAAGGAGACATATACGAATTTCCAGTTCATCAACAAGATAGTATAGTGTTATCACAAGAAATATCCACAGACTTAACCAATACTCAAATGCAAGTATTGATGTCCAAAAATTTATCAGCACAAATAAAAAAACAATTAGATAAAAAAGGTATATCACCTGAGCATGTTGTTAATTTCACCGAAACAAACGCTCAAGGAGACAAAGTTCCAAAATCAGAATACGAAAAATCAGTAGGACTTCAACCAGCATTTGTAAAATACGGATTAAAGTATGGAAACCCACTTGGAGCAAATCCAGATGTTCCTATTGAATATTGGGTTAAAAATGTTCCTAAAGATGTTGGTGGTGGTGGTGAAAAACTAGAAGATAATATGAGGATAAGGCAAACCATAGAAAAAGCAAATTCACAAACAGAAAAAGACTTAGAATTAGCATCAAATAATTTTACAGAACTACCAATCCCATATACCATTGATGGGAGATTAAAAAGTGATGTTTTTAAAAATATGACTGATAAATTAAATATTGAAGTTAAAGAACAAGTAGACGAAAACGGAAATACAAAAGTCGTGACATTTCCAAAAGTATCAGATTTTGGTTTAATTGGACTAACCACAACATTAACTTTAACTGGTATAGCAGGTATTTATCCTTCTAATGTATTTACCACAACTTATCTACCGACAAAGTTTAAAACAAATAATATAGGTGGTGAAAAAAGTTCTTGTCATTTTTGGACAACAGGAGTTACACAAAATTGTAGTGCGGAAAGTTGGACTACACAATTAGAGGCTAGAATGATGTGGAGATTTTTAAAAGATGAGTAAACAATTAATAAATATTATAACACAAGATACCGAAACTTTAATTAAAAGTGCTGGAACCACGGAACATTTAGAATTTGTAGATGGTAATAAAAATCCAATACCAGTAGGAATACCTTATCACATACACATCACATCTGATAAAAGTTATTGGTATATGACAAGTAATGAACACGAAACTGATTCTATCCTAATTTTTAAAGCAGATGGAAATGACCCGTCTTTTGTTCGTTATAGAAAATTATATGGTTCTAAACGACAGACTTATTTGTATGAGTCAAGATATGTTCCTACGGAAATAGATTATCGACAAGGTTCAATTCAATTACACTTTGCAAAACCAGCAAATGACACAAGTGCAAAAGTATTTGAAATTAGTCAAGAAGACTTTGCAAAAGATACACCAAATTACCTTGAAACTCAGATTAATTTTATCATCAAAGGTGAACGAAATGATGTTGAAACAAGAAACCAACGATTAATTGATTCAAAAGATTTACAACTTCCTGGATTAAAACAAGTATTACAACCATTAAGATTTTTTCAACCATCAAAACCAACAAAAGAAGATGTTATTGAAAGATTAGAAGGTTTTGTTCAAGAAAGAGTAGAAGGAGCAACAACACCAACTGCACCAGCAACAACAACTACTACATCAACAACTTCTTATAGTGGTGGTGGTTCAAGTGGTGGTTCTTCCGGTGGTGGAGGTGGAGGTGGTTATTAAAAAAACTTTGTAATTTGAGTTTTTTAGATTATATTTATTACTAAATAAAGGTTATATGATAGTTCAACATAAAAAGCAACTACAAGAGATTATAAATGAGCACATAAATAGTGAAATGGTATTGATACCAACTTTATGTGATAAAAATCTGCACCCAATACAAAATGAATTATCGTTGTTGTATGTAAAATGGTTATCAACAAATCAAGAAAATATTATCGTGTTGAACCACTCAGAACAACGACAAGATAACGATTTAAATTTAAAATTTGTTGAAAAAGCTCTTGACATTAACAAAGAAAATAAGTATATTTATAATAGGAAATCCTTCAACCATATCCTATCGTTAAACTCACTAAATGATACCAATTTAACCTTTTATTTAGAGGCTGGTAATCCACTTTACATTGATAAATTAACGACAAATTCACACGATTTTTTCAATATAAATTTCCATAAATTAAAAAATATCAACAGATATATTCCGATTATGAAACACCTAGAATACGATAGAAAGTTGGTAAACAAGATGAGAGATTTATATTATTATGAAAAGAATAATCAAAAATATAACCAAAATGTTATCAACAATTTAACCAAGATAGAACACAATGGATTATTCACAACAGATAACGAATATCAATATTCTGAATATAATATCTATACTTCAACCGGTAGACCAAGTAATCGTTTTGGTGGTATTAATTTCGCTGCATTAAACAAATCTGACGGAACAAGAAAAAAATATATCAGTCGTTATGGTGATGAGGGTTGTATGATTGAAATGGATTATGATGCATATCACTTACGATTAATCGCAGAAATAGTAGGATATAAATTTCCAGAGGGTTCAGTTCACCAATATTTAGCTAATCAGTATGGGGTTGATTATGATAAATCCAAATCACTATCGTTTAAATATTTGTATGGTGAAATCCCTTATATGATAGCCAAAAAAATACCATTCTTCCATAAAGTTCAAAAGTATATTGATGAAAAATGGCAAGAGTATAAAAGGAATAATTTTGTAGTTTCTGATATTTATAATAGAAAGATTGGTAAGAATACTAGATTTACCAATAAAAGTAAATTGTTTAATTATTGCATTCAGTTATTAGAAACTGAAAACAATATGAAAGTGTTAGACGATTTACTTCCAGTATTGGAAGGTAAGAAAACAAAAATAGTATTGTA